TAAAGTCTTGATGTCATGTTGCTTCAATGCTTTGTATTCTTTTGCGACTGGATGCTCCGGATCTATCGCTTCACCAAGTTCAACTTCTTCATTTTGTGATGCTTTGAATGCTGCATCAGTTGGAGCACCTTCACTTCCAGGTTTACGCATACGCTCACCTGAACCATTTTTAATTCGTTTTCTTTTAGCGTGAATGTTATCCCACAGTCCACGCTTTTCTTCTAACCATTCTTTGAAATTAATCATCTTTGCCACCCTTTAATTATGTCAGCAGAGAAATTAGCCTTGCTGAATTCCATACGATCTACAATCTTTACAGCACCACCAGTAAGGTGATCAATAGCAACGAAACCTTCTACACCTGTTGCTTTAAAGCCATTAGATGTTTTAAGGAATGTGCTAACATGACCAGCTGAATTCATTTTGTTTATAATCATTGCTTTTGCTTCAACCAATAGGTTTACTAGATCAAAGATTGCTACAATTTGATTTTGGTCATGATGAGCGAAGAAGCTTAGAATCTTCTTACGCATATCTTCCTGCGTTTTCTTTCCAGCAGAAGTCTTTTTCTTTTCTATTTCTTTTTCGTATCTATCATGAATCCAGTGATAGAGCTCTTGAACGTGAGCTTTAGTGTTGGTGATTAGTTCACCTTTACGAATCTTTGAATTGCCGAATGTTTTTACAACCATCAATAGGTCTTCATCAGCGCTAATAGCGTTTAGTGTTGGTGCACTGATGGAATTAAATAAAGTACCTGCACGAGAAAGAATCTTTGTAACTTCGGCAGTTTCAGATGCAGTGAATGTTGCAGTTCCAGAATAGTCTTTATAGTTTGCGTCATCCATCCAAATACTTGACACATCGTTGAACTTATCAACGATAGTCTTACCGAAGGAAGCAGACATAGATTCAAATGAATCACCGGTATAAGTAGTATGCCAAACTATACCAATCTTTGAAGATCTAATCTTTTTACCAAGAGTAGAATCATATGGTACTGCATACATAATTGTGTTTGGATGGAAGGTGATGTATTTCTCACCATCAATAGTCTCGGTCTTCTTATCATCGGTAAACATTAAGTCACCCTGATATACACCGGATTTAATACCAAGCTTTGAGAATTCTTTAAGAGCTATCTTTAGTTTTATAGCCAGATCACCGGATGTATCTGCTTCTACTTCAGCGGCAGTTTTATAAACTTTAGGATTTTTATTAAAAACCCCTTTTTTAGCTACGAAGAATTTTCCATCGGTTGGATCAATACCAGCAAAAACTGCAGGGGCACCATCCCATTTCACCGTTGCAGTGATTTTATTTTTGCTATGACCAGCAAGCATGTCGCGTAGGTCTTGTAGAAAATTGATAGCTTTACGTGTGCCAGTAACACCTTCATTGAAGATTAGATCCTCAATGTGTTCCATGTGCGTATTTTTTTCTTCTTTTAAATATGTTTTAAAATTTAACACTTAATACACCTTATAGTGAATTGATGAAAAGTCATTTAATTTTTTAGCAGACATATACATTTTTTTAAACAATACTTTTTTATTTGATTCTGATTCAAAACTCCAGATATAATATAACAATACTGCAGCTCTTCGTATCTTATATTCATCTGGTTGCTTTTCATTTATCCCGTTGACATTAACTAAATCAAATTTATTAGCTTTAATAAATTTAGCGAATTGTATATCTTCCTTTTGAGTAATTAGTGTATCATATACACTATTTACTGTAGGCAATACTGTAGAAGCATATGTCACCCAATTCTTAATATTTGGAAACAATGTATTAATTACATCGGATGATATAGCACCATCAAATGTTTTAGCATCTTGAGTTTGACCTTCGCCATATGTTTTTAATTGGCCAGATGCTGCTTTTGGTCGAAATCTAAATCTATAATTAATAGTATTATCATACGATTTAAATATTGGTAGAATATCAAAATAAGAATTTTCTACATTATATTCGAATTTATTTGATATTTTAGTATACTGTATATTATCTACTAGATCTGCATCTACTTTAACTTTAATAATATTAGCTTTAGGATTAGATACTTTCTTCAGTGATATACCATAAAGATCTTTAGAATTAAAAGCCTTTTCTAAAAATAAATTTAAGTTTTCGATTCCTACTTTTTTAGTTTTTAATTCATTATACAATATATTTATATTCGACTGTAAAATATTCTCACTGGATTTTTTTACAGCCCAAATATCTGCAGGATTCCAATTATCTTTACTATCTGGCAAAATCTTTTCATCGGTAATTTTATTTAGAAAATCTATTTTTCGTTTGTCACTGTCTCTGTAAAAGTTATATTGATTAAGATTTGGTATTACGGTATTAATAGCATTAAATGTTTTAACAAATGAATCATGCCATGATTTATCAAATTCAAATTTAATGGTTTTGTTTATAGTTTCTTTAGATGGTATTGACCCATATTCTAACATAAATCGAATAGCATCTTCTTGCTGAGCAGTTGAAGGAGTTTTATTAGTATTAGAATTTCCATCATTATCTATGACGTTAGTTAAACGGCCGCCAGATTTATATAATCTAAATTTAAATGAATCTATTGTAAACAATCCTTGATTATTCGGTTTTTCTAAAACAGCTTTTACATTTTTATCTGCTGAAATTGCATTATATATTTGGTTAAAGGTGTTAATGTCATTTGATACTAATTTTAAGCGAACTATTCCACTTATTACGCCGTCTTCAGTTTCTACAAAAAGAGATAATTTATATGGCAATAATTTTTTCATGACTGGTTTTAACTTAAGGCTCTTGCCTATAAGTATAGCAAACCCACTTTCTCCCTGAAAATATTTTTTTGACATATTAAATCTCGATACATTGATACTATATTTATTAAACTAAAAATGCCCCGAAGGGCATCAATTAGAAGAAACTTTCTAAACTTTGTATAGGTTCAGTGTCTCGAATCTCGTATGTCTTATTGTTATTAAACTGATAGAGCAACGAAGCATTAAATCTATCACGCTTACCTTCCAACGATGCTTTAATTTCCATCGCCATATCTGTCGCAGTTCCAACAGGCACATTCTGACAAACATGATTTAGGTTTTTTGCTGGACTTAACAACTCAAAGTCTTGAGGTAAACCCATAATAGACATACACTCACGATATGTCAGGTATCTATCTTCGTATGGATGAGTCATGGATACGGGAAGATGCCCAACAAAAGCGCCAATGTAGTCCTTTGGAATATATGATGCACGTCTCATAATGTTTCCGCCGCCATCAAGTTTATCTTGCATGGCTTCCATCTTTTCAGCAAACTTAGTGTATCCTTCTTTTTCAAAGAAAGACTTTACCATACGATAGTTGTGACCATTCTCTTCAATGTAATGCATTGCATCTGTAGACTTCTTTAGAGTCTTTTGAAATTCTGCATGAGTAATTCCACCATGCATAACCTCAAGAACATACCGATAGTAAGGATCATCTTTACTTGGAATCTTTTTATTAGTTCTAACGTGTTGCAGCGCAGATGGAGAAATGTCTGCAAATAGATCTTCAATCTTTTTATTAGGACGATCAAAGTAATTAAAGAGTGGAACTGTGTTGCCCTGCCAAAAGAAATAGAATGATCGTTCTCTTACTTGACTTAGTCCATGCAATAAAGACTTAGTTCTATACACAGACATTGTATAACCATTATCAGTGGCAAGCTTATGAAGTTTATCTACGATTGGTTTGCCCATTGCACCGGCAAATCGTGGAGCATTTTCTCCCCACAACACTTGTGGGTTCATTTCCTCTAGCACGTACTTAGTCGTGGTTGTCAACCAATCATTAACGGCTGCATCGGAATTAGCTGAAGGTGATAAAGAAGATAGCCCAGCACAAGGACACACGGCGTTGACAACATCAACATAATGAGGATGCTTACCGCCTTCATCAAGTAAGATGTAAGGAACGTCTTTAAGGTGATTGACCAAGTGAGAATCATTGTTGCTGAATGGAGAGTATGAAAGTAAGTAATCTGGTTTAGTTCCAAATGCCGCCATTTGGCCAAGTGTTTCTCCGCCAATAAGTGGAACTATACTTGCATGTTTTAGAGTCATAAGTTATTTTCGATTTGTTTCATCATTTCGGCAAAGGTATGCTGAGAATCCTGATGTTGTTTATAAAATTCAAATGCCATTTCACGATATTCATTTCTCATAACATCGTCATTGGCTAACTTATTTAGTAATTCATACGCTGGCTGCATGTCATTGTCGTCAAGCCAAATAGTTCCAGTGTCCTTGCAATTAATAAGCTTATCGCCGAATGCTCTATGAGTACAGCGTTCGCCATAGGCTTTACGGAATACGGGAACTACACCTGTACACGCAACTTCGCAATGAGTGTATTCAATAGAACGTTCAATGTATCGTTCGTCTAATACAGATAATTGATAACCAAATCCACAACGAGCCATGCGATGAAGCATTTCATCATTGATGTATGGACCAAATACATATGCTGGTTCGTTATTCTTCAACGATGTGTTGGAGATACTAACATCAATGCAAGAGTTAAATTCTGACAACTCACGGAATCCAAGATATGCTGGAGACTTTTCAATACCTTCAAAGGTTGTGATGTATCCATTAGGACGTAAGAATTCATTGTGGAATTTAAACATCTGAACGTAACCTTTCCACGAGGTAGTACGACCAATCCACTTATTCATGATAGGATCAGTTCCTTCAATAGGTAACCAATACTTATTACGAATAGAATCAAAGTCCATGCCTGGTTGGAAGTTCAGAATAGTCTTAGATGTATCATCATCAAAGAATCCTGCTAACCCACCTCCGCCAGTTGAAGACTTAACAGCACGAGCGAAGTCATTGCGAGAACTATGGCCAAAAAGAATTGTAGCTTTTCCGATAGACTCATCGATTGCAGCATTACGCTTAATCGACAACGCAGAGTGATCATGTTGAATAAGAACAATTGGTTTAGTAATTTCATTTAGTGCTCTCTTAAATTGAATGATACATTCGTCAGGATGTCCAATGGACGGTAGACTATTAATGATAACTACATCAGCAGCATTACAACCAGCAATGAGCTTATTAGTTTCTTCAGGTTTTGTAAACTTTAGTTGAACTACATTGGATACATCATGGGCGTTCTTACGAGTCCACGACTTATCTTTAGAAGAGAACACAGTAAATTCGTGTCCATTCTTTGCAAGCCATTTGGTTTGCTCAACGGTAAATTTAGTTACGCCGCAGCCTTCAAT